AAAGAATTAACTGACTTATGGCATCACTTCGGTACGAAGCACATTACTATATCTGTTGATGGCGTAGGCAAAGTGAATGAGTATCAGAGGTATCCATTCACTTGGCAAAAGGTTGTATCACAGTTAGAAAATATTAAAAACATTACGAACACTGGCAAGTTCTTTGTCGGACTTAGCTTAACTGTAACTAGTATGAACATACTAAAGCTAGATGAAGTTATTGAATGGTGGGAAGACCAAGTACTAAGCAATAGCTCGTTTCAAACATCGCTCCCGCATATTCAATGTGTAAACAATCCTTCTAAGTTTGACCCACTGTACATGCCTATGCAGATGAAGCTAGAATGTGAACTCACTATGCAACGCATCGAAGCACTATGCGAACGTAGAGGATTAGGCGACAAATATGCACCTGCTATCCATAATATTAGAACTAATATTCTACAAAAGGAAGCAAGTGCAGAAGAAAGAAATCGTCATTGGGATGCAATGAAAGTATTTGTCAAAAGACTTGATGCATATCGCAAGAGAAACATTTTTGATTACTTGCCGTTTATGGAAAAATACTGGAACTTAACATGAAAATAGTTGGATTTGGTGATAGCTTTATTACTCCTAACGACCTACACTATTCCTATACCAACCTAATTGCTGCACATTTTAATACTACATTTGAACATTATGGTAAAGAAGGTTCAGGAGCATGGAACGCATTCTTTCAATTCAAAAAAACTGATGTAGCAGATGTAGTTTTGTTTGCCTGGTCTTCCTCTGTTAGATTATATCATAGTGAATATACAACTATATGCCCAGCCGGCGCAACTCTGAATAAGAACAGTAACGATCCAATTTGGAAAGCGGCAGAAATGTATTATGCATATCTATTTGAAGGAGAAAAAGCGATATACGAACACACTGCATTCTATTATTGGTTAGATGATTGGTTAAAAGAAACCTATCCAAATACTAAATTCATACACATGTGGGGTTTTCCTTCAGCAGCAACGGGCAGCGCAGATTGGGGCAAAACAGAGAACTTTCAATATTATCACCGATGGAAAAACAGTGCTGAGATAAGACCTGCTTTAATTCATCTTAGTTATCTAGATGAGTGGCCTAAGGACTTGAGTAAGGAAACAAGATGCCATCATATGACTCCTAAGATGCATAGAATTCTTGCTGACACTATCATTGCTGCAATTGAAGACTATAAACCCGGCTTACTAAATATCAAGCTATGACAATTTTAAATAAAGATGCACTATACTACTTAGGAACACCTTGGAATGGCGAACCATTCAAAGAGATTCGTAATGACGAATTCATGTGGCAATCGTATGAAGACAGTGAAGATTTATTTTATTGCTTTGGGTTTGGTAATTCCGATGCCTTCACTATATTTCCACTAGATACACTATTAACAACAGAACAAATTAATCAGATTAGAACAGGAGAAGCGTCACTAGCTATATCTAATAGTCACGAGGCGTTTCATTATATTGTTCCTATACTCTATCAAACTCTAGCTATCCAATATGATATCCCACCCGAACATATCATATTGATATCTGAATCTGCTGATATCGCTTCACATATTACGATAGTTAGCAGTGAGCTTAATATGGGTGAGTTTAGGTCACGCTGGATACGTAGATTTGAGTATGATATTAAGATTGATCGATTGATTATGGGTTTTGATGGTCCTCCCTACGTAAACGGGGAACCCGGCATTAAGCTTCCAGAAACAATTACGCTAGAGAGTAAGCACTATGACAAGAAGTTTTTGTGCTTTAATCGCAGATGGCGCGGCAATCGCACAGTACTTGTATCGTTGTTACACGCATTAGATTTATTAAAACATGGCCATGTTAGTTTGGGTAAGTCAGGTGACGATAGAGATTGGCTTTCCGCATCTAGTCGTGGAAAATACTTTATGGACAATAATCCAAAAGCAATATCATTACTAGATAGCATACAAGAAGAACTGGTTACTTCTTTCCCTGATTTATATCTAGACAGTGAAGATTTACTTACTAATAAAGCAGTACTAGATGCATCCACTAATTACCTATACAACGAGACTTACTTTAGTGTAGTAACAGAAACACTCTTTTTTAGAAAAGAAAGACCGGATGATTATGGAAGATTTCTAAGCGAAAAGACATTCAAGCCCGTAGCAATGAAGCATCCTTTTATTATAGTATCTACTCCTAACTTCTTAGAGAAGTTCAAAGAGATTGGTTACAAGTCATTTAGTCCTTGGATTAATGAAGACTATGATAAAGAAGACGATGACGCTACTAGAATGATGATGATTGTAAGAGAGATCGACCGATTAGTCAATCTATCTGCTGAGGAACTTGAAGAATTCTTAGTAGCAATGCGTGACATTTGTGAGCATAACTATCAGTTACTTACGAATAAAGAACTGCACGAATTTTATATGGATTTATAATATGAAAACTATATTAGTATGCGGCGCAGGCGGCTTTATTGGTAATCATTTGGTCGATAGTTTAAAAAGGCAAGGACATTATGTAGTAGGAGCAGATTTAAAAGTTCCGCCGTATTACGAAACTAAGGCTGATAAATTTTACATTGTCGATTTAAGAGTCCAGAGTGCAGTAGATGATTTGTTCTCTGTTCATAAGTATGATGAGGTATATCAATTAGCTGCTGACATGGGCGGCGCAGGATATCTTTTCACCGGCGAACATGATGCAGAAATCATGCATAATTCTGTTCAGATTAACTTGAACATTCTAGACAATTGTAAAAGACATAAGACTAACAAGGTATTCTATAGCTCAAGCGCATGTGTATATCCTGAGTATAATCAACTTAATCCTGACAACCCCATACTAAGCGAAGACAGTACATACCCTGCTGACCCCGACAGTGAATATGGTTGGGAAAAACTGTTCAGTGAACGACTATATCTGTCATATGCAAAAAATCATAATATGCAAGTTCGTATTGCGAGATTGCATAATGTATTTGGTCCTATGGGAACCTGGAACACCGGCAAAGAAAAAGCGCCAGCCGCACTGTGTAGAAAAGTGGCACTTGCCGATAACAAAGGTGAAGTAGAGATTTGGGGCCCGGGCGTACAAACACGAAGCTTCTTATACATTGATGAGTGCATTGACGGCATTCACCGTATCATGAATAGTGACTATGATAAGCCTCTCAACTTAGGTAGTGAGCGAATGATATCTATTAATGAACTTGCATTACTCATTGCTAGCCTCACTAATAAGAAAATCACTATTAAGAACATAGACGGTCCAGTTGGTGTCATGGGTAGACGCAGCGACAATAGACTACTTGAACAAGTTACTGGTTGGAAGCCACACGAAGACTTAGAAGCTGGATTAGTCAACACTTACCATTGGATTAATAATCAGATAGGTAAAGGCAATGATTAATGACTTGAGCAAATATAAAAGACTTTTTACAATAGGGTGTAGCTTTACTGAATACTTTTATCCCACATGGGCAAATATACTGAGTAAGTCAATGCCCAATGCCGAGTTCTTCAATTTAGGACTATGCGGAACTAGCAATCCTTTTATTGCCAACAGGCTAGTAGAAGCTAATCTTAAGTTCAAGCTATGTGAGACAGATTTGGTAATCGTAATGTGGACAACTACATGCAGAGAAACGCACTACGCACGAGGTCGCTGGTTCAATCCAGGTAACATCTTCACCCAAGGTATGTATAGTAAAGAGTTTGTTGATAAGTTTGCAGACCCTGATGGCTATCTAATGCGTGATCTAGCTACGATTGAAATGGCTACCTCATATGCTAACAATCTATCGTGCGACTATATAGGGTTGTTGTCTACGCCGACGGATTTTAAATATAATCACGATGGGTCTCCTTCATATGTTTTAGCTAATGAGATTATTGACACATACAAAGATTTGCTGTCAACCTTTCCTAAGTCAATGTTTGAGCTTGAAATGAATAATCACTGGGACACAAGCTGCTCATATCGTAGTGATACGTTTTCGGGAGTACGTGCCGATTATCATCCAAGCCCGACCAGATATTGTAATTATTTAATTAAGTTAGGTCTTCCTATTACACAAGACGCTATTGACTATGCAGAAGAATGCTCTCAGTTACTAGCTACACTTACCCATCGTAGTGAATTTGCTACTTTGTTCCCACAATGTCATAATTATAAAGCTCCGGGTGTTTGGTAAAAATAACCGCGCATATCTAAACAATTAAATATTGTTATGACAAAAGTAGCGATGATCGGTGTCGGCAAGTTAGGACAAGACTGTGCCGAAGTAATGGCAGAGCAGTATGATGTTGTAGGGTATGACGTAGAATCTCGTAACCCAGCATTTCCTATGATGCCATCAGTACAGGAAGCAGTAACGGATAGAGATATTATCTTTATTGCTGCTCCCACTCCGCATGACCCAATGTATGGCGGTGAAACACCCACTAGTCATCTACCTAATAAAGACTTTGACTACACAATTGTTATGGATATCCTAACTGAAGTCAATAAGTACGTAAATCAAAATCAATTAGTAGTATTAATCAGTACAGTACTTCCTGGCACTGTGCGCAGTCAGTTGTATCCATGCATTACTAATGCACGATTCATTTATAATCCGTATCTTATTGCAATGGGCACAACTAAGCATGACATGGTTAATCCAGAAATGCTTATTATAGGAACCGAAGATGGTTCAACTACAGGCGATGCAAAAGAATTAATTGACTTCTATGCTCCATTAATGAACAATTCCCCGAGGGTCGAAGTGGGTACATGGGACGAAGCAGAAGCTATTAAGATTTTCTACAATACGTTTATCTCTACTAAAGTTGCAATCGTTAACATGATTCAGGACGTTGCTGAAAAGAACGGCAATATGAACGTTGACGTAGTTACTAATGCATTAGCAAACAGCACATATCGTATTACTGGGCCTGCATATATGACTGCGGGTATGGGTGACGGCGGCGCTTGTCACCCTCGTGATAACATTGCATTACGTTATATGGCAGAAGAACTAGACCTAGGATATGATTTGTTTGATGCTATCATGAGAGCAAGAGAAGTTCAAGCAGAGAACATGGCTAAGACATTACTTAAGTATGGCAAGAACGTAACCATTATTGGCAAAGCATATAAGCCCGGCGTACATTATACAAATGGTAGCTCAAGCATGTTAGTGGGTTACTATGTTGAACAATATGGTGGCGTTGTTAACTACTATGATGAACACACTGGCGATACTGATCTTGAAGAAGGCTGGACAGAAGTATATCTGATTGGCTATTGGGATAAGTATGTTGAGAACTTAACATTCAGTGCTGAGAACATTGCAACTTTTATTGATCCGTGGCGCAAGCTATCAACAGACAAAGTATCGGGACATGTAATTCATTATGGAAACACTCGTGGATAATATACCATATCATATTGCTAGATTGTGGCCTGAGTTAGTAGAAAACTCTGACTTAGTTCATATAATTTACTGCGGGAGAAATATTCCCAATGGGGGATTTTTAGCTATAGATAATGCTACTGTTGCAAATGAAATTGATCAAGTACTGATTCAGGGCAAAACTATAATAGTGTTTAACAATGCACATGAAACCTTAGCTAAGGCAGAGATTACAAAGGTGCATGAAATTATAGCATTATCTAATATTAGTAGTAATGATAATGTTTATTACCTAACCTCAAGTCTTGATGGCATAGTACACTATGAAATGCTATGTGATAAAAATAACTGGCAACCATTGCAGTTGGTGATCATACCAACGTTTGAATATTTTGCAAAAGATTTATCTAAGGTTAACCACGCTAGCCGTGAATATATTGTTGAAAATAAACCTAAGAAATATTTGTGTTTGAATAGACGCCCGCACCTACATCGTGTATCATTGTTGGGTATGCTTTCACACAAAGACCTAGTCAGTGAAGCACATTATTCATACTATGATGATTCTTTTTGCAAGAGTCTTTTAGCAGATACTTTGATTAATGAAAAGTTCACCAGTGACACTGCTAGTTGCATATTTGAGGGTATAGAAAAAATCGATGCATTTTTGCCCTTGCGTCTTACCCTAGACCAGGAAGCAAACAACCCAGACGGCGTTACTAACGGTGATGAATATTTGTTTAGCGAAACATATTTTAGTCTCATCACTGAAACTTTCTTTTTCTCAGGCTCATATTTTAACGAATTAAACACCGTGTTCATGTCAGAAAAAACGTTTAACGCAATATTGATGAAGCATCCTTTTATTATATTAGGAACTCCGCATTCACTAGACCATTTAAGACATTTGGGATATAGAACATTTGCCCCGTACATAAATGAAGACTATGATCTTCCCGACAGTGACGAAAATAGAATGCTAAAAATTGTCACTGAGGTTGAACGTTTATGCAATATGTCTGACATTGAATGGCTAGACTGGCAGCAGAATGTAAAAGAAATTGTTGACCACAATTATAATATTTTAGTAGAGCGAAGTTATGGCCCTATTAACAACGTACAACTAGGAAATACTAAATGAGCGAACTTAATATATACGCTAAACCAGCAGAAACAAGACCAATGGAGCCGGATGCTGACACAAAGCATCTTGCAATGCTTCAGGCTATTGCACCTTATGTTAAAAACAAAGTACAAAAAGGTGTTACTGAAGTAGAGATTACTACCTCTACTAAGAATACTAAGTTACTATTGTTATTGCTGCCAGAGTGGGCAACAATGTTTCCGCCCTTTAACATGGCAAGACTTTCTGCGGTAGCAAAAGGCGCTGGCTATGAAAGTAAATGTATTGACTTAAACGTTAAAGCGTTTAACTACATGAAAGAAAATGATAACTGTGGTCTTGATTATAGTCCATGGGACGGCGCCCGTGAATGGAAATGGACAGGACACAATTATCATGAAGACCTGCATGAAAGACTCGAACCGCTTTTCACTTCATATATTGAACAGATTGTAGAATATGCCCCAGACGTTATTGGCTTTACAACGTATTACTGTAACTATGAGCCTACAAGCTGGATGGCAAGTGAACTTAAGAAAGTATTACCTAACTCAGTATTTGTATTAGGTGGCAGTGATGCTCACAAAGAACTAAGAGACATTAATCCAGCATTCGATTATATTGTCCGCGGCGAAGGTGAAGGCATCATTCTTAACATTCTAGATAATGTAGAGAAGGGCATTCGATTTGATGAAATGCAAATTCTGCAACAGCCCGAAGGTGAACGTCTTAACCTAAGCGGCTTCCCAACCCCAGACTATTCACACTTTGACTTCAATGAATATCAGATTCCAAATGGTGTTAACAGTGAGCTAAGCCGCGGCTGCGTTGCTAAGTGTACATTCTGTGAAGAAACACACTTTTGGAAGTATCGTCAACGCCAAGCACTTGACATTCTAACTGAGCTACGTTATCTGTACTACGAGAAAGGTACTGATGTAGTATGGTTTATTGACAGTCTTGTTAACGGTAATCTCAGTGAGTTGATGGGCTTCTGTAAGGGAGTTATCGCTGCTGGCATGAAGATTCACTGGACTGGTTATTGTCGTTGCGATGGTCGTATGGACTTAGAGTACTACCAAATGCTTGCCGATAGTGGCTGTGCAATGCTTAACTACGGTATTGAGTCAGGAAGTCAAAAGGTTCTTGATGATATGGACAAGAAGGTTACTGTTGCTGAGATGGAACAGAACTTTAGAGATGGTGCGGCAACTGGAGTAGGAGCCTTCACTAACTGGATTGTTGGCTTCCCCACTGAACAATATCAAGACTTTGCTGATACATTAACGTTCTTATGGCGCAATAGAAACATGAACATTATCAATATTAGTCCGGGCTTCGGCTTCGGTCTTGGTATGAATACTGTTGCTGGACAAAACCCTGCACGATTTAACATATTAGATCACAAGTATCTAGATGGTGTTATCACTAAGGACTTTAGATTAAGTAAGTTCCATATTCTAAATCGTATGAAAAGTTTCTTTATATTCGTGCAGAACTTAATTACTAAGAATCCCATTACTATTCCTCAGCGTCCTAACATTCCAATGTTCCACTATAAGTTACACTTATTAGACCCCAGTATTCAAAAAGAAATTGAATATGAGCAGTTTGATTATGACATCATTAAGCCAAACATCAGCCCGTTTGCTGATAGTCTAGTAAATGAAATGTTTGTACTGTTCAGAATGATATGGCGTACTCGTGGCGGCTTCCATATGACTGTTAAGTATGATGAAGAACTTGACATGATGGAGTTCGGCGGTCGTAACGCAGGACCCTATTGGGCAACACATAAGTTTAATATTGACCACGATGGTAATTGGACCTATAGTGCTACGTTTAAGTTCGTACAGCCACCTGCTATTGTCGATCCGGGTGACCCCATGCTTCCTCGCAGTCCGTTCTTTGCTCAAGACTATTCAAGAGAGAAAGTAAACGCTGCTAAGAGAGCTAGAAAGTTAGCGAAGCCAGAAGAATGGGGCGACGAAGGTAGAGACCATGAACAGTTTATGGCACTATTAGCAGAAGAAAGAATGCTTAACGAGACAGTTGACTTCACATTTGATTATGAGTGGTCCGGTTCAGGAAAGTGGTAATTTATGGATAGTACAGTAGAAAAATTTGAGAGACTGCTTGCAGATTTTTATGGGGCTCCGTATGCTGTTGCAGTAGACTGCTGTACCCATGCTATTGAGTTATGCTTACGATTAGAGAATAGTTTACTTACTAGTTGTCCTAGACACACATATCTCAGCATTCCGATGACATTCAGAAAATTAGATATTGCTTGGCAATTCACTGATGAGCAGTGGGAAGATTATTACTATCTAGGAAATACAAATATCATTGACGCAGCCGTATATTGGAAGCGCAATGGTTATATCCCCGGTACAAAAATGTGTCTCAGCTTTCAGTTCAAAAAACATTTGAATTTGGGTCGGGGCGGCATGATTTTGCTTGACAATTATGAGGAATATGCTAAGCTAAAGAAACTAAGATATGACGGCAGAGATGACGACAGACCTTGGGCTGAACAAGACATTGATACGTTAGGATATCATTATTATATGACCCCGGAAATTGCTCAAGCTGGTATCTTTCGTTTTGTATCAGCAGAAGTAACAGACCCTCGTAAATGGTCGTATCAAGATTACCCTGACCTATCTAACATGAAAGTGTTTAATGCTTAGCAAGAATGAATGGGATCCGCTAAAGAGTGTCATTGTAGGAATAGCGGATGATGCTAAAATACCCGGACCCAACATTGGCATAAGAACAGTTAACTACGCTCATATGACCTTTTCAGAATATCTTACTGTTAAGCACGGTATATATCCTGAGCAAGTGATTAATGAAGCCAACGAAGATTTAGAAATCTTATGTAATTTTTTACGTGAAGAAAATGTTCACGTAGTTCGTCCATTATCAGACGACCCGCGTTATTATAACTTTTGTCCCAGAGATACAGTATTAGTACATGATGATATTATTCTTGCTACACCAATGGCGCTATCTGATAGACGAGAAGAATGGCAAGCATCAAAGCAATTCTTTGACTCATCTAAATTAACAGTTGCCCCCAAACCTATACACAGCGATGTATATCACACCGGCTGCATAGGTGATCCGAATAAGCTAGCACTATATGAAAATGAACCTATATTTGATGCTGCTAACATCCTACGCTGTAATGACGATTTGTTTTACCTAGTGAGCAACACTGGTAATAAAAAGGGAGCTGAGTACCTACAAGAAATAGTAGGTGACAAAAAGAAAGTTCACACTATTGAGAATGTGTATAGCTATGTTCATTTAGATAGCACTATTGCATTGTTGCGTGAGGGATTAATGCTGCTTAATCCGTCTAGAATTAAATCAGTAGAACAACTTCCAGAAGTGTTGCGTAACTGGGATGTTATTTGGGCTCCTGAACCAGTAGACATTGGCCACTATCCCGGATACTGTAATGCTAGTAAATGGGTGAGCATCAATCTACTCTCAATCAATCCTAATCTAGTTGTTCTAGAAGAACATCAACACAATCTAAGATTAGAACTGGAAAAGCATAGCATTGAAGCTGCTATGCTACCCGCACGACATGCCAAAACATTAGGAGGATGCTTTCACTGCGTCACCTTAGATTTAGAACGCGGATGATTCGTTGCAATAAATATACACATGACAGTTAAACTAGGACATATAGACAGATTTTGGGACGATACCCACAAAAGCCTATCCTACTCTAAAAAGAGAGGGTTTGATGACTTGCAGTTTAAGGCTTGGGAAGAGGTTGGTTACCACGAATCTAATGTAAAAAGCCTAACTGGTTGGGATTACGATAATAGTAATCCAATGCCGCAGTGGGTAAACCAACTCAAAGATAAGTTTTCACTATATAGACAAACGTATACCTTTTATAAAATGGAAACATTAGAGATAATGCCATTACATAGTGACCACTTTCGTACTTACTGCAAGATAAATGAAGTGGTCAGTGATCAAGTTCACCGTGCTGTGTTGATGCTTGAAGATTGGAAGTCCGGGCACTATCTAGAAATAGATGGAACAGGATATGTAAATTGGAAAGCAGGCGATTGGTTTAGGTGGAATGGAACTACACCCCACATAGCAGCCAATATTGGGGTAGAGCCTAGGTATTCGTTGCAGATAACCGGCATACTGACACCATAAAGAGAGAAACGATGTTTAAATTTGTTAAGAATCTATATAATAAAGTAAAGAGAGAAATTCAGTATCGTAAGCGTATCAAGGAACTACGCAAAAGAGATCCGTTTATCTATAAGTGATATGAACTACGTAGGAATCAGTTGCGGCTTTCATGACGCTGCTTTAAGTGTCATTGATGATAGTGGCAATATACTTTTTGCTGGGCACAGTGAGCGTTACAGTATGAAGAAGCATGACAGTAAACTATGTTTGGGTATAGTGGATGACGCTAGAGGTCATATCAATGATGACTTTGAGGTTCATTATTATGAGCGTCCATATGTCAAGGCTGTTAGACAGTTCTTCGCAGGACAAGAGCTTGGTCCGTTCAATGTCAATAAGATAATAGGCAATCAGAACCTACGTATGTTAGAGAGTATGAAGAATATTCGGCAGGGTAAAGTTAAGACACACAATCATCATCTTTGTCACGCAGCAGCAGGATTTCAAACAAGTCCATATCAAGACGCTACTGTAGTTGTTATTGACGCTATCGGTGAGTTGGACACTATCAGTATATGGGATGCAAAATATGATAAACAAGGTAAGGCAACGTATAAGAAGATTTGGGGCCGTAGATATCCTGACTCGATTGGTCTTTTTTATTCTGCGATGACAGCACGAGTGGGCTTGCGTCCACTAGATGAAGAATACATTCTTATGGGCATGGCTGCATATGGTGAACCATTATACAATGCAGATATGAAAAGATTGTTTAGTAACTTTGGCGGCATTATGCTAAAGGACAACTTGCATATCGGAGTAGATGATAATTTCCTTAGGGAAGCAGATGAAATGGATATTGCTGCATCCGCACAAGAAGTTGTAGAGCAGCTAATTGAAATAGTGATTAAGAAAGCTAAGAAGCTAGGGAAGAGTGAAAATATTGTGTATGGCGGAGGTGTTGCTCTCAACTGTCTTGCTAATAGATTGATTGGACAATACTATGAGAACATTTGGATCATGCCTAACCCAGGTGATGCGGGGAACAGTCTTGGGGCAGCAGCACTAGGTTATGGTAAGAAGCTCAACTGGACTGATGCATTCTTAGGCTTTAACATTGACGGTGAATACCCGGTTGACAACATCTTAAAAGAGTTGTATACTAATAAGATGGTAGGTGTCGCTAGTGGCAGGGCAGAGTTTGGTCCTCGTGCATTAGGTAACCGAAGCCTACTAGCAGACCCTCGAGGGCCTAAGATTAAGGATAAAGTAAATGATATCAAAAGAAGACAACAGTTCAGACCGTTTGCGCCTGTTATTTTAGAGGAGCTGGTTACTGATTACTTTGATATGCCTCTCAATTGGAGTGACAGTAGGTATATGCAGTGCATCGCTACTTGTAGGTATCCTGATTTATTTCCTGCTATCGTTCATCATGACGGTACTTCTCGTGTGCAAACTGTTGCAAATGATGAATCAGGAATCAGAAAGCTCTTAGAAGTTTGGTATAAAGAAACAGGATGCCCTATGCTATTGAATACATCGCTCAATATTCGCGGCGAACCGATGGTCAATAGTCGTAGTGATGCTGACAGATTTGAAAAACTCTACGGTATAAAAGTCTGCTCATAAGTAATAGATGCTAAGAGACGTTTTTTATTACGGCAGTAAGCCCAATGTTCACCCTAGAGAACAGTTCGCAGAGAATCTAGCTGATGCTAGATTAAAATCCACTACACATGACTTTTGGATTATCAATGAGTTCGGTGATTATCGAAACTTTGATTGGGACTTTGACTTTGAGCTATTACCCGACGAAGATGTGTGGGCAGAAGATCACAACAACGTGTGGCCTAGTCAGCATCAGAAAGACTCCGGTACATGGTTGTGTCCAAAAGAATATAGCGACATTATTATCTATCGTGGCGATGTAAATCCAATTAAACGAAAAAATGAACGAACAGCAAACTGGGTGCTGTTAGATAATATCGATGAGACTAAGTTTGACTTTAGTTGGCATCCTGACCCCACAGCCCCTGCCTATATATACAAGTGGGGATGCAAGTTCTTTCCCGCAGAGTTAAAGCACGTACTAGAATATCACGTAGAAGGTGCTACAACCGAAAAGTATATGAATGTCATTGCAGAATTGCTACCTAATAGTGACTGCTGGACCGAACATGACTTGATTAACAAAACAAAGTTCGATATGACATGGCGTCCAAATCCAATGGATCCTCCCTTCATCTATGTTTGGGGTAACAAATGGGTAGACGGAAAACTAAAACCTACTCTAACGTATCATGCTCCGAATGCAGTAGACACAAAGTACATGCCAGAACATGTTCCTGTTCTTCCTGAATGGGACAAGTGGGTAGAAATACAAGCAGTAGACAAAAATAAGTTTGATTTCACTTGGCGCCCTGACCCAAGAGAACCTTCATACATTTACACCTGGGGTAATAAGCACATTGCAGCACAAGATCGCCCAACCCTAGAATATCACTGCAATGATGCAACTGATAGAAAGTATATGGATGAACAAGTTCCCGTTCTCCCTGAATGGGACCGCTGGAAGATAGTGCAAAAGATAGACATGAATAGCGTTGATTTCACTTGGCGCCCTGATCCTAAAGAACCTCCTTTCACTTACGTATTCGGTAATGAGTTATACGATGCTGTAAAGATGCCTACAATTATCTACAACATGCCCGACGGTCCGGAAGTAAAGTATATGGGCAATCTTAAAGCTAAGTTAGCTCCTAACGTTGAAAAGTTTCGAGTGCTGATTCCTATTGACAATGACAGCTTTGATTTTGCATGGCTTCCGGATCCAGACGAACCTCCTTACATTTATACATGGGGTAATCAGTGGAATAGTGCTGAGATAGAACCCACTGTTGAATTTCATGTGGAAGGCGCTACGCAACGCAAGTTTATGGATGCTAGAGCAACAGTGCTTCCTGATATGAGCCGCTGGTTAGAGATTCAAGAAGTAGATAAGAGTAAGTTTGATTTTAGTTGGAGACCTGATCCCACTTCGCCTCCTTACATTTATACATGGGGTAACAAATGGATTGATGCAGAATTGCGCCCCACGCTTGAGTATCATTGCGAAGGTGCAGTTGAACCTAAGTACATGAGTAATGATGTTCCGGTGACGCCGGAGTCAGATAGATGGAAAATCTTACAAAAGATTTTACCTGACAGCTTTGACTTCACCTGGCGTCCTGACCCAAGAGAGCCACCTTATACATATGTGTTCGGTAATGAATTGTATGGTGCAATCAAGATGCCGACTATCATGTATAATATGCCCGACGGTCCGGAAACAAAATACGTACATGATATCACTGCAAAATTAGCAGGGAATAGAAGTCTATACGAGCATTTAGAAGACGCTGAGTTAGAAGATTATTCTTGGGTTCCGGATCCAGATAGCCCGCCCTACATATATGCCTGGGGAAATCAGTGGAATAAGCCAGAAGATAAGATATCTATTCAAATCTCCGTGCCAGGTGCTACTGAATACAAATACATGGAACAACGAGCAATCCGTAAACCTAATAGAACTAATTGGGAAATACCGGATAGCCTATCTGCATTTGACTTTAGTTGGGAACCTAACCCAAATGATCCTCCCTATATCTATGAATTTGCAACAGTATGGAATAATCGCGGCGGCCCTCGCTACGTAGTACCCGACGCTACTGAATACAAGTATGTCGAAGATATCAAAGCTGTTTTGAAACCTGATAGAACTAACTGGGAAATTCAAGAAGGCGTCGATACCTCCGGCTTCGATTTCTCGTGGGTCCCACATCCGGACGCACCTGCATACGTCTATCAGTTTGGTACTAAAACTGACAACGACGATGGTCCTAGATACGTTACTCCAAACAATAGCGGCGAAGTTGTGTATTTGGAAAGAATAAAGTCAACTGTCATCGTAGTTGGTCAGTACCCTATCGAAACTACACTAGATGATCTAGTAGCACAACATCCTAATGAAATCTTTTGGGCTACGAGAAAGAATATTGACTACTCTAGCTTTGATTTTGACTGGCGACCAGGCATAGTTGAAGTAGCATGGGAACTAGATTATGTTCATGTATTCGGTTCACCTGAATCAGAGCTAACACAAACATATTTCATCAGTGCCAAACACTATGCAGAAGGTAATACTAGTCTTAAGTTCGTAGAAGAATTGAAGCTAGATGAAAGTACTCTTTCTAAAATCTTTGCTAAACCCGATATGTTCTTTGTAGATAGAAGTAATCCAGAATCAGCAGCAAGATTTGAAGCACTAAGGGCGAAATTTGGCACGAGAATTCAAAAGACTCGCTATCTCAACTCATGGGTAGATACTATTAGTCGTTGTAGTAATCGTGCAACTACTGAATTGCTTTGGGTTTTCAACAGTGAGCTAGACTATACCGACTTCAACTTTGATTATTATCCTAACCCTTGGCAGATGAAGATGGTGCATGTGTTCGGGACTCAGTGGTCACACTGGGGAACTACATTCATGGTCAATCGTGAGACCTTTAAGGAAGATACAAAATATATCAAGGTCATCGAACACCTATCAAATCTTAACTTTGTGAAGAATATTACAGCTAACGCAACTCAGTGTATTCATGATATTATTGTCATTGACCATGGCAATACAGAATTATCATCCGTGCTAGAAACTATTAATAGCAAAGCATGTGGAAGAAACGTAACAACTATCTCATATAACACCAGCTACTTTGATACTCTCAAAGAAATCCTTAAGAGGCAGCAAGAGAAGAAAGAACATTATATTTGGATTTGCTCTAGTGTTTGTGACTATAGCGACTTTGATTTCTCGTATATATGTGACCCGTACGCTAAGGATCAACTGCATGTCTTTCCTAGCGGTATACAAAAGTTTGGAGATACATTCTTTGTTGACGTTAATTTGGCACGTGAGTTAATTGATGAAATGGAAAAACTAGAAGACTTCCGTAAAGTTAACTTTAACCCCACTATTAAAGCAAAGAGACTGCCAGAACCGGTAATAGTAACAACTGCTGATACACACGTTGCATCAATTAAAAATGTTACAGGGTTCCCGTACGCCACTATAATTACCGGGGATAATGTAGGCATTGAGGATACAGTTGTTGAACCGATGAATTTATGGTTTCCAGAGTCAAAGAACATATTGATTACTAGCACCGGCGGAACTAGAATTGTTGTTCCGAAAGAAGCTAAAGATTATGTTACGAGTGAACTTTACGAATACCCATATATCAAGCGTATGCCTAAGCTTGCAAAGAGCGTATCACTAGACATTGTGTTCATAAGCAACGGTGAAACAGTAGCGGATCAAAACTATGAGCAACTTCTAGCAGTAACACAAGGTTTATCTAACAAGGTTCACCGAGTTGATGGCATCAATGGTAGAACAGAAGCAAAACACGCTGCTGCTGAATCCAGTACAACTCCATGGTTCTTCTGTGTTCCTGCTAAATTGTTTGTTAATAAGAAGTTTGATTGGAACTATCAAGCTGATAGAATGCAGATGCCAAAGCACTAGATCTTTAACGCACTTAATCCAGTGAACGATTTATACTATGGTCACCAATCAATGGTGTTGTATAACAAAAATCTGATTCTTGGTAATAAGGGTGTTGGCTTAGACTTTACACTAGACAGCCCGCATATGTCTGTAGAATTGAATTCGGGTACTGTAGTAGGTGATACAGATGACCACAGTACTTGGAGAACAGCTTTTAGAGAAGCAGTCAAGTTGAAAAAGTATTCTGATAATGGCGACGAAGTTGCTAAGCAGAGACTTGATATATGGACTACTGTTGGTAAAGGAACCTACGGTGACTGGTCTATCAAGGGTGCATTAGACGGACTTGAATTCTATGATGAAGTAGGCGGAGACCTAGCTAAGCTACGACAGAGCTATTATTGGGATTGGCTCAAGACTAGATTTGAAAGTAAGTATTAAGCTTTTTTAAAGACGCACATAAATCTATTATACATGCTAGTTTTTAGTTGACCTGTAAAGATAGGGTCAGTGACCCGATTCATAGTTATGAATTCATCTAAGTCCTTACTGCATCTTACGTGTTCGTCACAGGAAAAGAAATCGTTTCCTTGAACAACAATAAGTGAACCAGATGGTATATTGTCATACCAAATGTCATATGTTTCCTGAGATACATGTTCGGTGCTAGTATTAATGACTATATCAGCAGTGTCATTGTACTGATACTCTTGCATGTCAACTGTTTCTGCCTGAAAGCGTTGCATGTTGTAATACGTTTCGTTTAATTTTTCACTATTTGATTTGCACCACGGGTCAAGATCGATGTTGTAGATTGTGTCAATATAAAACTTGCTATTCTGAAATAATATGTTGGCTAGCACACCCAACCAACCACCAAAGATGTAGATGTTACTGGGGATGTTGCTATCACAATGTTTGTTGAGTACTTCAGAAAGCCAAATCTTACTGTGAACTTGTCCGTCCCAAAAAGCATCCATTCCCCTTGTTCGTTCGGGTTCAGGTAAGTCTCTGATCATGTTGAACCACTTAATGATTTGGTCACTGTCTATCTTGATATTTGTCATTATAATATTTATTTCGCTTGACAAATGCGAAAAAGATAAGTATAATAGAGGATACTATGAAAGAAAATAATTTACAAAACTCAAATGTCCTAGCCACTTTTGCGCTAGTGACTCCTATGATTCCTGTGTTAGCATATGCTACATATAAGTTAGCACTTGAAGTTTGGTGCATTGCGTATGGTTTAATTTACTAGTCTAAAGGAGACTGATTATGAAGAAGATTATTTCACTTATTACAATGGCTGCAATGCTTGCAGTTTCTACTCCGGCCGTTGCCAACGGACGACACAATGACAATCGTTGGGGCGTAGATAGCAATCGTAATAGCCCTTATCACGGTAGACATCACCGAAACAAAAATCGAATCAATACCGGCGAAGCAGTTGCTATTGGAATCGGTGCATTGATTTTGGGTGCTGCTATTGCAAATAATAATCGCAATCGTCAGGTTGTTGAGCGATACGAGTATCCGCAGCATCGCCGACAACTGCAACAAGTATGTCAGGATAACATTCAATACGATTATTATGGCAATCCTTACGTAGCTGGTCGTAATTGCTGGTATCAGTAATGAAGCGCCCCGCTAAGCACGAAATAGGAAGATTTGACCGCTGGGTAAAATATTTTCAAGGTTCTGTTCTTACCCAAGAGCAGATTAAAGAACGAGCAAATCAATTGACTCGGGCAGGAAAAGACCCAGGTACGGTATAATATGGTAGTTTGTAGTTGCCGAGATATTAGAGATTCGCAATACAGTACTAAGGAAGAACTTATTGCTCGGTTGTTACAAGATGATTATTGTTGCGGTACATGCATTGAAGATTTATCACCTTGTACAAAAAAATGTCTTGACAACGTAGACTAACCCGTATATAAATAGATTATCAGTTGTTTGATGCAATCTGATGTTTGTGCAGGACCCGGGGGCGGTACCCGGCGCCTCCACCATAAACTTATGGGGGCGAAATAGGATCGACTGCAAGGCAAAGGTGAGAGTAGACTGATTGGTTGGCCGCATATAAGCCAAAACTGTAAATGTCGCAGCTAATGACAACAATGTGGATCTTGCGCTAGCCGCATAATCCTGTGAGCCCGGCGGAGCTTAGAAACAGAATCCGCCAACTTATCCCCGATAAATATTGACATGTCTTTACTACCTACATTATTTGTTGACCGACAACCGAATCTTAAATTCGATATTACTCGGCTAATTTCAGAATACAACCTCAATGAAGATAAGATGGAAGATGTTACTAATCACGGTAATGCTGTACTTGTCCAACGTAAGTTTCATCTTATAAAAAATAGTGTATTTGAGGACGTAAGTTCGATGCCATACACGGCCAAAGTAATTGATTCAGTAATGTCGTTACAAGAGTTCAATAGTGTAACCTATCGGATAGTATTACCAAACACCTGTTACAATTGGCACGTAGACACTGGAAAATTCTGTCTGCATATTCCACTTATTACTAATCCTGGTTGTAGGTTTGTGTACGATACTCGGGCCTTTTATATGCCTGCTGACGGGTCAGCTTACGTAGTACACAATGGTGTCTCCCACACGTTTATTAATGCAGGAACAGAACCTAGACTGCATCTTACCTTTGAAAATCTTTAAAGGGTGTTCGTTCTAGTTTAGCTATAAATTCAGATATTTCGTCCCAATTAGTGATCCATTGCTCATGTGTTCCTGGATTCTTTATAGCCATTTGTTTGTATCTAGCCGGTTTAGTAATACCTAATATATCATATACTTTGGCAGGGTCATTCTTTATATCCTCATAGTCTATGATTGCTGTAAACTGTGTAGGCATAATAGCTAGCATATCGTAAAACGCCTTAATATGCCTGTAACTTCTATACAAGTCTTCTTTGGTAAGATGAAAAGCTGGAATACTTTCTTGTAACTCATCTATTTTAACTTGGTGGTGAGCCGGATATAGATGAAAATTTCCTATTTTAGGATAGATGCACCAACTAAGAGCAGATTCCACCATATCTCTCGTGCTTAACACCATTCTAACGTTCGTATCAATATGGTGTAAACTATCGATAGAGTGTGAATGACCAATGGCTAATGCAGGAATTTCTGTTATCTCCTTACGAGGCGTGAGGTATTCTATGGGTAAGTTAGCCTCCCGATAAGAACTGTACAGACAATCTATTATGATTTTACTTCCGGTTCTTCCGGGAGAAAGCACTAACCACTTGTCATTTTCACTAAGAATCATGCAAATATTTAGTACTATGGGTAGTACCAATTCGATAAATACAATATGGACATTACCGAACTCGAATCCTTTAAATTAAGCGATGCAGTATCCTTTCACAAGGAACTGAACCCAAAACTTTGGGATGAGGAGAAGCTTGACCCAGAAGTACGTGATCAATTATTGTTGATTGCAGAAGATTTTGTAGAATATTTAGGACTTGATAATTTAAAAGTAGAAGATGTTACTATCAGTGGCAGTAACGCTGCGTACTCATATACTCCGCATAGCGATTTAGACTTACACATATTAGTGGATTTTAACAATCTACCAGACAATCCAGTATATCAAGAACTATTCACCGCTAAGAAAACACTATACAACGATGCCCATGACATTACAGTTCGTGATGTTCCCGTAGAATTATATGTGCAGGATACTAATAATCCAGTGCAATCTTTAGGCGAATACAGTATTGTGCATGACAAGTGGATTCGTATTCCTAAAAAGCGTAGAGCAAACTTTGACCAAGCTGCCACTAAACTAAAGTATGAAAAGTTAGGCGAACTTATTGAATTAGCGTTAAAAACTAAAGACCCTAAGCGAGTCAATGACACTATTGCGTTAGTCAAGCGTTATCGCAAATCTGGCTTAGATAAGGCAGGCGAGTTTGGTCCCGAAAATCTAGCATATAAAGCAGTTAGAAAACAAGGTCTAGTACAAGCCTTACACGATTTAAAAGCAGAACTGCACGGTGAAAAGTTAAGCATTGAAGAAGATGCTGACAAACAGGCTGCTACTCTCAAGATTCAGAAACACTTGAATAAGAAGTATGGCGCTAACCTTGATCTTGATGGTAAGTTAGGGCCGTTGACTCTCAAATCAATCAACAAGTTTATGCCTAGAGCAAAGACTGGATTAGCTGATGAGCCTAACAAGACAACAGCCGTACAGGGTAAAAAGCTGAAAGAAGCCAAGATTGCCGAAGCTGAAAGTGATGTTTCAAAAGCAAGCGTTGTTCAATTCAAAACTTTGCCAGGTCCCGGAAAACCTAGGCATTCGTTTAGAGTTGTTTATGATGGGAAAGTTATTGCCTACGGTGAAGTAGAAAAAGATTCAGTTCACGATGATGAACACGGAGCCTCTGTACAAGAGATTGTTGTCCATAATAAGTATCGCCGTATGGGAATTGCTAGTAAAATTTATAGTGCTATTGAACGTAAGTTCGGCTATGAATTACATCCTTCCGACGATGTTAGACCTGATGGACAAGAGTTCTGGAAAGCTAGAAGCAATATAGATGAAGCCTCAGGTTACATTCCATCAGCAAAAGAAAAGAACGATCCTCGCTTCAAGACTGCCCTCACTGTAGATGTAAAGCCAGACGCAATCAAGAAGAACGCTAAGGCATTCGGCTTCAAGACTTCCAGAGCAGGCATTCCTCCCCAAGCACGAGCAGATGGTAAGATTGCAGAAGACCTAATGAGAGAGTTTAAAACTTTTTTAGGTGAGCAACAGGAAGAAATGTTTCCGGGCTATGATAAGCAGCATAGAGAAAAGCGTTTAGGCAATTGGTTAGCTAAGTCTTGGGGCGTACAGAACGGCAAGCCACAGACATTCTATCACGCTACTACCAAAGACTTCGACACATTCAATACTAGTGGAACAGGCTTTGCTAGTGCGTTAGGTATGGCATATGAAGTAGAGCGTCACGGTTCCTTCTTTGCAGTGGACCCAAAGTTTGCTGAAGGCTTCATTGAAGATCCAAACACTGGACGAGTCAAAGAAGGTGGTAGAGTTCTTCCAGTTCACTTGTCAATCCAATCACCAATTGATTTGCGTGATGATGCACTATCAAGAATGTTGAGTGACGAAGAAACCGTAGATGAATTCAAAGCTAATGACATTGACCTTCGCTCAATCTACAATCACTTTTACGAACTTGAGCGTTGGGAACTGTTTGACGGACCCGAGGGCGCGGAATTCATTGACAACTTGCAGAAGCTAGGCTTTGATGGGGCAATCATCAATGAGTCAATCCCTAACGATAGCAACGCTAAGTCCGGACAAGTCTGGGTAGCCTTCAGCCCTAATCAGGTTAAGTCAGTTTACAATCGCGGTTCGTTCTCCCCTGACGATGCTAGGCTAGTGAGAGAAGACCAAAAAAATACAGTACCCAAAATAGGATATCATGTCACTGCTACAAAGAACCTACCCATCATACAGAAGAATGGTATTAAGGCAGATAAAAGAGGCAGCAGCTACATCTGGGACTCTCGTGAAATGGCAGAATGGTTTATGGATTTTCAAAACGATGAAGGTCAGGATAGAACCATACTCAAAATAGATATGTCAGGACTTGATGCTAACCTTGACCCAGAAGCCGAAGATATGAGCGAATGGTCAAGCAGGTTCAAGCCCGGAACAAACGGCGGCGCCTGGATCATTTCGGGACCTATTCCATCAGATAAAATTATAGGTTGACATGTACCCAAAACTACTGTAGTGTGATAATATGAGCAAGACATTCAACACTGCACTAGAAGCTAGGCATATCATCATGGACCTACGCATACAACTAAAGCGTCTTCCATACAACCCTGATCTGCTAAAACTCTGCAACAACATCGGTGAAATGAATTCTCAACTCAGCCGTCTAGAAGTTGACGCTAGGCGGACACGCAAGACCAGTAAGGTTGACGCACATAGGGAAGACCTGGTCAAGGCTATCAAGCACCTTGAGCATCTTATCCTTATGGCAAAACTCATGGCATAAAAAAATATCCACTAAGGCGAAAAAGTGGTTGACAATCCCCTCATAATATCGTATAACAAGATATAGAGAGCAAGAAAGCAAACACTCTCTACGTTGTTTAATTTAGGAGCTAAAATTATGTCTCAGATTTCAGATAATCTCACTATCACTTCAATTCAAGCCCGCAAGGCGATGCTTACTGCATTTAAGGTAAAGCGTCCTGTCTTTCTTTGGGGCCCTCCCGGCATCGGTAAGTCCGAATGCGTTCAAGATATTACTGACGAACTCGGTGGTTACATGGTCGATTTGCGTATGGCGCAGATGGAACCGACTGACATTCGCGGTATCCCTTACTTCAATAAGGAAATCGGTAAGATGGATTGGGCCGAGCCTGTCGATCTTCCTAGCGAAGAACTCGCTGCACAGTACCCGATTGTTGTTCTCTTCCTTGACGAAATGAACTCCGCTCCCCCTGCTGTTCAGGCTGCTGGTTATCAGCTTATTCTGAACCGTCGTGTTGGTAAGTACAAGTTGCCTGATAACGTTGTTATCGTTGCTGCTGGTAACCGCGATAGCGACAAGGGTGTTACGTATCGTATGCCGATGCCGCTTGCTAACCGCTTCGTTCACATTGAAATGCGTCCTGACTTCAACTCTTGGCAGATTTGGGCTGTTAACAAAGGCATTCACAAGGATGTTGTTGGTTATCTCTCGTTCGCTAAGCAGGACATCTACGACTTTGATGCTAAGTCTTCGAGCCGCGCATTCGCTACTCCGCGTTCGTGGACATTCGTGAGCGACTTGCTTGAAGATGAAGATAATGTTGATAACGATACGTTGTTCAATCTTGTTGCAGGTGCTGTTGGTGATGGTCTTGCTACGAAGTTCATGGCACACCGTAAGGTAGCAGGCAAGATGCCGAACCCAGCTGACATTCTTGAAGGCAAGGTCAAGGAACTTAACGTTAAGGAAATCTCTGCGATGTACTCGCTCACGATTTCTATGTGCTATGAGTTGAAGGACGCTATCGACAACAAGCGTGTTGATAACAAGAAGTTCCACGAAATGGCTGGCAACTTCTTTGAATACATGATGAAGAACTTCGAAACGGAGTTGGTTGTCATGGGCGCTAAGATTGCTCTCAAGACTTACAAGCTTCCAATTGAGCCTTCGCAGCTTAACAACTTCGATGAATTCTACAAGAAGTACGGCAAGTACATTGTAGACGCTGGCAACTAAGTCAGCAGCTCCTGGGGGAAGGTTAGAGACAGCCTTCCCCCACCCTCTTTATGTCTCATTCAAAGGATCCTTTTATGGCTAAGCCAATCTTTAAGTACAACACCGAGCAACAGCATCTTCGTAATTGTCAGCTCCGTATCAACGGACTCACTACTGATATCAATCGTGGTCTTCCGTATCAAACAGAACTTAATCGCATGATTGCTGCTCGTGCAGACATTATAACACGAATTCCCGAAGCTGACCTTGCTGCAATGCAGGCTCACGAAAATCGTGTATTGACTGTTGCAGAAAAGGCAGCAGAAGCTAAGGCACTAGTCGAAGCAATGTCTGCAAATCGTGAAAAATCTTCAATTTAGGCTTGACATTGGTTCCCTTTTGCGTTATAGTGAAGATATAATCAATCGAAGGAGTTTTTATGACAGGTATCACAACTGCTGACAAGCGCAAGTCTAAGCGTTCACGCAGCAAAAAGTTTGAAAATCTTGTTGGTCCTACTGACCCGCGTGTTGACCATGATGCTCGTGAGCGGTTGATTACTGCCCGTATCGGTCTGCTTCTAAAGCACGCCTTCTTCGGTAACCTTGCTACCCGTCTCCAGCTTATCAATGCTGATGATTGGTTGACTACTGCTGCTACTGACGGTCTTAAGCTGTATTACAACAGCCGCTTCATCATGATGCTTAAGCCGAAGGAAGTTGAATTCCTCGTTGCTCACGAAGTTATGCACGTTGTTTACGATCACATTGGTCGTCGTATTGACCGCGACCCTGAAATCTGGAACATCGCTAACGACTACACTGTAAACGCTGACCTTAAGAAGCACAAGGTTGGTGAGTTCATCACGACGGTTCCTTGCTTGTACGAAAAGAAGTACGAGGACTGGACTTCGGAAGATATCTATGAAGATTTGATGAAGAACGTTCAGTATATTAATATTGACGACCTTCTTGACCAAATGCTTGATGACCATCTTGATGGTGAAGGTGATGATAGCGAAGACGGTGACGGCAACGAAGACCGCAAGGGTAAGGGTCGTCCTAAGATGTCCGAGTCCGAGCGTGAAGCTATGCGTCAGGAAGTCAAGCAGGCTATTCTGAATGCTGCACAGCAGGCAGAAGCTGGTTCGATGCCCGCAGGTGTTGAACGTCTTATCAAGCAAATGACTGACCCTGTCATGCCCTGGCGCGAACTCATCCAGACTAATCTGACCTCTGCTATCAAGTCTGATTACACTTGGATGCGTCCTTCTCGTCGTTCTTGGCACATGGATGCTATCATGCCCGGTATGAACCCTGGTGAAGAAATCGATGTTGATATCTATATCGACATGTCAGGTTCTATCAGCAACAAGCAGGGTATGCAGTTCCTTAGCGAAGTCGCTGGCATGATGGATGCATTTGACGGTTACAATCTCCGTGTGACTTGCTTTGATACCAAGTGCTACAACACTCAGGAATTCTCCAGTGAGAACATGGAGCGTATTGAAGAATACGAATTGCACGGAGGTGGTGGTACCGATTTTGATTGCATCTTTGATGACCTCAAGGAAGCTGGCCGTGTTCCTAATCGCTTGATTGTCTTCACTGACGGTTATCCGTTCGGTTCATGGGGCGATGCTGATTATTGTGATACGACTTGGATCATTCACGGTGACCCGAACCCCAATCCCCCGTTCGGTGTATATGCGATTTACGATGACCATCGTAAAAAGTGATCTAGAACCCGTTTCGGAGACTCGTTACATATATGAGTCTCCAAACGGGGGAAAGACCGTTTACGCTAGAGAAATTGGTTCAGATAAGAGAGTTATCGTGAAACAGGATCCTTCCATTATTGAACGTCAACAGACAGCTATGAGGTCCAATCGGCTACTGACTATACTAAAGAAGTCACAAACCGATACTACGCTCAAGGATGCTCTAGAGGCGCTTGAAGCACTATATATCATTAAGTACGGCGATGCTAAAGACAATTGAAGATATCAACCTACATACTTGGTTCATGAACCGAGAATTAGACTTTGCCCCTAGTCATTTTGTGGGTTCTAACACACCTATAACTGATGAATCTAAGATTTGGATTCAAGAGAAGTTGTCCGGTAGATATGCCATGACTTCTATAGAGAATGCTTTTCTAGAGTACGCCCCCTCATTTGAAGACCCTAAGGAAGCATTGTTCTACGAACTTACTTGGGGATGACCACGGTACGTATTGGCGCTAGCATGGTTAAAAATGTTAGAGAAGTACTAGATTGGCTCCATATTAATGTCGGTGAGTTTAAAGGCAGAGAGATAACTGGTACAGGAACTGAGTACAAGGGAGCTAACTGGACTGCAAAATGGCGACAATTTGGAGCAGGTTGGTTCATGTATATAACATTCAATGACCCAAAACATGCTGCATTCTTTACATTACGCTGGAAATAAAATAATAAGTCATCTTTCTCCAATTAAATACTTGTGCTAAATCACAAGGAGAAAAGCAAATGGCTTTTACAAGACACGTTGGAAAACATGGAGACCGCAAAGTTGCAGTCGTATTCCGTGAAGTTCCAGGCGAACCGCACATGGCATTGGTCGTGTACACAGAAATTTTAAACCGAACTATCCATGATCCACTGGTTCAGTGCATTGAAAGTGATATCGGACAGAATAGCGAAGACCTCGCTCTTGCACTTAACCGCTCATATACCACTGATGGTCAAATAATTCTTCAAAAACTTCACGCTGAAGGCATGTTGAAGAAGGTTCAGACCGAATTGATTGTTATGACACCTCAGCCTAATACAAGAATCAAGTTGAATGAACTTAACAAGATTCTTGATCAAATGAAGATGGGTGAAGATGCAGTTAAGAAGTTAGCTGAAATGGACAACCAATTGGGTATGCAGGATCCAATGGCAGTCGCAAGACGTATGCGTGGCGATAAGGATGCATTCACCCCTGAAACTATTCCGGGAAATAAACAGGCACCGACTGGTATCGATGCATCTGGTGATTTGTTAGGTGACACTACCCTTGCTAATAATCTTCGTCAACAGGCTTTAAGAATGGCAGCAGAAGCTAAAGGTCTGCTAGCGGAGTCAGAAAGAATGTTGAGTCAAGCAGATACATTAGCACCTAGTGCAGCAGCTACCACCGCAGTCGGAGTTCCATCTAAGAAGACAAGAGGGCGTCCTAAGAAAACTGTATCAGTTGCTTAAATTTAGTAAGGATTAATGAATGTCACCCGAGTTTATCCAGAAGTGGGAAAACTTATTACAGGATGTTGACAAGCAAAAAGTACCAATTGAATTTATCAAAAAGATAATTCTTAGGCTTCAAGGTAAAAGACAACGTACTATTAATATTGAAAAATTGTTAGATCAGGGACTAGATCCGGATCATGTTGAAGATATTATTAGTAGAAAGATTATTGACCTTGATGACGAAGTTATCGGAATTGAATTTTTACTTAATGTTCAAAGCATTGCAGATGTAGTGCAACCAGAAACAGACAAATTACTGAATGGACTATGAAATTAATATTAGCATGTGACCCTAACGGGGGAATAGGCTATCAAAACAAGTTGCCCTGGACTAACATCCGGGGCGATTTGCCAAGATTTAAACGCTTAACTGACGGGCAAAACGTCATTATGGGACGCAACACTTGGGATAGCTTACCAAAAAAACCACTTCCTGGCCGACTCAACTTTGTCGTATCTTCTAGTGAACTAGAAGCGGAACATCACAATGTAATTAGAGTGCCGGACATGGAATTCAATCAGCCCGATGATGTAGAATTTTGGATAATAGGTGGAGCCAGACTAGTTGAAACTTCTTGGAAAAACATAAACGAAATTCATTTAACCAAAGTATATGACCATTACGCTTGCGATACCTTCATAGATTTGCTATACATAGAACATAACTATGTAAGGACTTACAGTGAAATGTTTCCGGACCATACATATGAGATTTGGAAGAAAAAATGAAGCAATATCACGATTTACTTGAAGATATACTAAATAATGGCGAAGTCAAGGACGATAGAACCGGAGTTGGAACTATCAGCGTCTTTGGCCGTCAACTTAGATTTAATCTATCAGAGGGTTTCCCCGCTGTAACAACTAAGAAGTTAGCGTGGAAATCAGTAGTTAGTGAACTATTGTGGTTTATAGAAGGGAGCGGAGATGAGAGAAGACTTGCAGAAATTTTATACGGATCCAGAGATTCTGAACGTAGCACGATATGGACAGGAAACGCTCAAGCAGCTTATTGGACGCCAAAAGCGAGATATGACGGGGATTTGGGACGAGTATACGGTGTACAGTGGAGAGACTGGCGAGGAGTTGACCAACTCTCAAATCTAATTGAGGGCATCAAGAATGACCCTAACGGTCGTAGACATATTCTTACTGCTTGGAATGTAGACGAACTTGATCAGATGGCATTGCCGCCCTGCCACGTTCTCGCACAGTTTTATGTAAGCAACGGCAAACTAAGCTGCCACATGTATCAGCGCAGTGTCGATGTATTCCTTGGCCTCCCCTTCAACATCGCTAGCTATGCGTTGCTTACTCATATGATTGCACAAGTTTGTGACCTTAAGGTAGGTGAACTTGTCATTTCAACCGGCGACACTCATATCTATAGCAATCATATTGAACAAGTTAAAGAGCAGTTGAGCAGAGAAGAATACCCATTACCTGCACTTTTTCTCAATCCTGAAATAAAAAGCATTGACAAATTCTCAATGGATGATATATTGTTATTTGACTATCAGAGTCATGGAACTATTAAGGCTGATATGGCAGTATGAAAACAATCGTTGCTCACCGCTTCTCCGTCGGAGATGTTGAAGATCCTGATATCTATGCTGCTGAACCTCTTTGGGAATGGCAGAATAGTGAAGCAGGCAAGTGGGCAATGGAGAACTGCGCCGAGACTCCTAGTTGGCATCGTGATATAGATGCAGCTAGATTTGGCTATAGTTACCAAGTAAGAATTGCATTAACTCCTGAACAACTCGTATATTGGAAGCTGAAATATGACTAATAAAGAACAACGGCGTTTTCAAATTATCAATGACATGTGCCTAACCTTTAGGCATGATTATGGAATCACAATTAGTGAAGATGATCGTATGTACACGCTTAATTCAGGAATGACCGAACTGGAACGACAGGGGCTATTCAGCACTATGTCACAAGTTTTTGATCATCACTTTGCTACTTCATTAGAAGAATATCGTAAAGTCAATGAAGGTGAAGCAATCACTATCCCCAAAAGCGCAGAACATGCAAAGGCCATCATGGGAGTGGCTCAATGGTACTTAGACAATCTAGGTTGATGTAGAAGAAGGATTCCTAAGGTACTATGAGTATCTTTGCAGTTCTTAATTTTGAAAGGATAAAATTAAATGAGTGATTTAGAAACTGCTTTAAAAACGCATGATTGGACTTTGGCTGGATACAAATCCAGAGTTAACGTAGACAAGTTGATGAAAGAAAATCCTGAACAATCGTCAGCGTTATGGGAACAATATTGTCCGTGGTCTGATACTAACGGCGGATTACTTGAATGGTGGGCAAAAAATGATAATTCCGCATTTCGGCCTAGCAAGACAGTATAATAACCTTCAAGATGAGTTGCTAGACGCAACCCATGATGCCTTAAAGGAAGGGGTGCTGATCAATGGCCCCTACACTGCCGCATTAGAATCATGGCTATGTAATTACACAGGCTGTAAGTTTGCTACAGTCACTCACAGTGGAACTCATGCATTAGAATTTATCGCAGGCTATCATTACGATTTGTCATTTTTAGCAGGGGAAGAAGAACCGCCGCGCATTCGCATTCCAAACTTAACTTTTCCTGCTACGTTAAATGCGTTTGTCAGTACGGGATGGGACGTTGAATTAGTTGATACGGACAGTAACGGATTGTTTAAGTTTGATGATGACTATGAAGATGGTTTTAACAGTTATACCTGTTTTGTAGGATTGTATGGTGCTAGTCCAAATCGTAACTTTTACTCTAATACAATCGTAGATGGTGCGCAACACTGGCTATCAGTAAATCACCATCAAATCGGTGATGCTATGGCTATCAGTTTTGACCCTACTAAGAACTTACCGAGCAGCGGTAATGGCGGCGCTATCGTAACAAACGACCAATCGCTATATGATTGGGTAAATGTTATGAAGAACAATGGCAAGTTTGAACATTACTATCCTGGTACTAACAGTAAGATGAGTGAATTAGAATGCGCCCATTTGTTGGTTAGGTCCAAATATATTGATAGATGGCAAAATCGCAGAGAAAAAATACGAAATTACTACTTGGATAGATTTGAGGATTTGCCTTTTAGATGTCTCAGTGAACCTTTTGATAAACATGCCGATCAAAAGTTTGTTATCTACACCCAAACTCGAAATGAGCTACATGAGTATTTACACGGTAACAAAATTGAATCTAGGATTCATTATCCTCAGGCATTAAGTGAGTTACCTATTGCCAAAGATATTATCAAAAAGCCAGACATGATAAGCACCAGCATAGCATTGTCTCGCGGGGTGTTGAGTCTTCCTATCTATCCCGAACTTTCGGATAGTGAAGTAGAGGCGGTTGCAGACACGGTTTGCAAGTTTTTTGATAAATAATACGTTATGAACATTTACTGGATACTCACACTTCTCCCCGTATGGATCATTCACACAGTATTAGGTGCTGGTGTATTAGGTCTATTGATTGCATTCTTTGTGCAACGCATTCCATTCGTCAAAACATATGGATATATGATTAAGATTGTGTCTTCAATCTTGTTAGTGTTGGGCCTATTCTTGCAAGGTGCATTAGCGTATAAAGAAAGCACTGCACTCGCAGTAGCAGAGCTTGAAGCTAAGTTAGCTAAAGCGGAAGCAAAATCACAGAAAACCAATGTAGAAATTGTTGAGAAGATCGTCACCGATACGCAAGTGATTCGCACCAAAGGCAAAACCATTACCGAATATGTTGACCGCGAAGTCATCAAGTATGAAAACAAATGTCCACTTCCTTCTGAGGTAATCCGCGCACACAATGCTGCTGCTACAATGGATCCTAGCAAGCTTGAAGGAGACAAGAAGTGAACAAATTAATGCTTCTCCCGCTTGTATTACTATCAGGTTGCAGTATTACAGCAGTTCCAGTAACACCTAATTTTCCAGAGGCTCCGGCAACATTACAAGAAAAATGTGCTGATTTAAAAGAAGTTGCTGAAGGTGCTTCACTCACAGAATTCACTAAAATAGTAGTAGAAAACTATATTCTATATCACGAATGCAAAGTCAAAGTTGAAGGCTGGAACGAGTGGTATACTAAGCAAAAAGCTATTTTTGAAGAAGCTACCAAAAAGTAATCTTGAGTCTAGTATGATAAATACTAGATAACAACGGAAGATTACTATGTCCACCCAAGAAATTATTAATATTGGTACACTACCTAACGATGGCGAAGGCGATCCGTTAAGAGTAGCGTTTGGTAAGATCAATAATAACTTTGCTAACCTTTTCCCTACTGCAATTAACACTAGTAGTTCCTATTCAGTTGGAGACGCTCCTGGACAATTGATATTTGAAACTGATGCTAATACATTTACCCTAGGTCAATTTTATGTGTATGCGGCTGACCCTACTGGTAATAATAGCCAAAGTATGCAATTAAACGCACAAATTAATCAAGATTTAGATGATGCAAAGTTTAGTGCAGTAGGTACCTCAGTATTTGGAAATGCATTGACTACTTACAGTATGCAGGTAGTGGGAGGTAATGTACAATTACTTGCAGACCCAATTCAAGATACGACTATCTTTCACTTCATAGGTTCTCAGATTATTTGGACAGGTGCTAATGTTGCCGGCTTACTGCTGGGAATAGATGGTTATGTAGATTCAGTAATTTCTACTGAAAATGCCTTGAATGTTGAAACTGAACAGTCATTCTAATGAGAGCATATGAGTTCATAACAGAATCGGTTACTGATGGGTTAAGTGTTGCATCCTACGCACTACCGAATACCTATGTCATTCCTGAATTGAAAAATAATGACTTCTATGAATTGTATAGATTCGGCGTAGCAATTGCAGATGTTCGTGGAACAAGCGGCCCCGATGACGGTGTTCAAAATGAGTTCAAACACGATTTTAAAGCGGAAACTGCATGGGGTGAGAATCAGGTAGTATCTTCTGAATTTGATGCTGACATTGGACAACTCATTGACCAGGCATTAGCAAAAGTAGGTAAGAGTGGCAAAAAATCAGTAAGTACGCCAGGCAGCGATGAGATACCAAATACTGGTACGCAGTCTACTCTTAAGCCTTTTAAAGGGTATAAACGATGAGAGCGCATGAGTTTATTACCGAAGGTAATAAGGGAAAAGTATCTGACCGCCAACAGCAATCCACTGTTGGGTTAAATATTTTTGCAACAACTCAATACGATAGAACATATGACTTGAATAGAGTTATGATGGCAGTCGCCTCAACTGACGGTGTAACTGTCCCTGATTTAAATAGGGAAAGCTGGGTAGGTAAGAACAACACCGCTCACCCTTATACTCAAGTAGAGCAAGATATGTTAAAAATAGCATATAAAGCAGCAGGAATCCCCTTTAAAGATTTGAACAAGGGTGATTTGGATAGTGAAGAACTAGCTTCTACGCAAGACCAAAGCCCCATCAAGCCCTTTAAGGGGTATAAGAAATGAGAGCTAGCGAATTCGTAAACGAGAGTAAAGGTAATGTCCCTAAAAGACACAATGCTGCTCAGCCCGGAGCCTATAAATTTAGGGATAATGGTACAGACAGAACCTATCACTTGAATCAAATCATGAAAGCAGTGGCTATGGCAGACGGATCATCTACTAAAGCATTGAAGATGGATGATGAAAGTTTTGCTGGCAAAAACAACCTAGCTTATCCATACACTGATGTAGAACATACCATGATGCAACAGGCATTCAATACTGTATCTCCTACACAAGCAAAGCAAATGATTAAGGGTAGAGACAGTAGCGAATTAGATAGCGTCAACAAAACTAGTCCGGTTGCTACTAGACCAAAAGATCACAGAAAAAAATAATTGATTCACGATTACTGCATAAGTAATTTTATGCAAAACTTAATCGACATCAATCAAACCCTCGACCTCATCAAGCTCAAGTTCTATAACGAATGGCTTTACACCGCTCATATCCATGAAGAAGGTGACAGCCAAATGCATAGCTCACTTACTACGCAAATCGTTAAAACTTACATTGACCCAATGGAACTCCCCAAAGACGCACACATTCTCGATCTAGGATGTGGTCCGGGATACTTTTTAGATGAAATGAAGGAACGAGGCTACACTAACGTAACAGGTGTAACCTTATCACCCGGCGACCAAAAGACATGTACTGACAAGGGTCATACTATTAAGGGATATGACTTAACTTTTCTCCCACAGAAGGAAGGTTATTATGATGAATCGGTAGACTTCATCTTTCTGCGTCACGCACTCGAACATAGCCCATATCCTATCTTCTCGTTGATGGAATACAATCGTGTTCTCAAGCAGGGTAGTAAGATTTATATCGAAGTTCCTGCCCCAGATTGTGATAGAAAGCACGAGTACAATTTAAATCACTACAGTATTCTTGGGCATACTCAGTTAGCTGCGTTACTAACTCGTTGTGGATTTAACATCGATAGCTTCAATAACTTTGAATTTGATTTAAATATTCCCAACCCCGAAGACCCTGAAAATCCTGTCAAAGCTAAAGAAAAATACTATTGCATTGTTGCTACTAAAGCCCGCCCGTTAGATATCAAGTAAAAATACTCCCGCAGTGGGAGTATTTTTATAAATATAATTATGGCAAATACACCCACTCTTATCAAGGATCCGTATAAGAAAACAGTCTTCAAGAGCCAACAGGAACTTGATGATTTTATGAAGTGCTGCGATCCAAATACAGGTTATCTATATTTTATGGATAACTTCTTCATAATTCAGCACCCTACCAAAGGTAGCATGAACTATCACCCTTGGGAATTCCAAGAACGATTAATTGACACATACCATCGCTATCGTTTCTCTATCTCACTGATGCCTAGACAGAGTGGTAAGTCAACATCAGCAGCAGGTTATTTGCTTTGGTATGCAATGTTTGTACCTGATTCTACTATTCTAATTGCAGCACACAAGTACACCGGTGCACAAGAAATTATGCAACGTATACGATATGCGTATGAAAATTGTCCAGATCATATAAAAGCAGGCGTAACTACTTACAATAAGGGTTCGCTAGACTTTGAGAACGGATCACGCATCGTGTCTGCTACTACGACTGAAAACACAGGTCGTGGTATGTCTATCACACTTCTATATCTTGACGAATTTGCCTTCGTTCGCCCCTCAATCGCACAAGAGTTTTGGACTTCTATTACGCCTACTCTATCAACTGGTGGTAAGGCAATCATCACTTCTACCCCAAACTCAGATGAAGATCAATTCGCTCTTATTTGGAAGATGGCTAACAAGACAGAAGACGATTTTGGTAACACTACTGAGTTAGGTGTTAACGGCTTTAGAGCATTCAGAGCGTATTGGACTGAACAGCCCGGTCGTGATCAGAAATGGGCTGATGAAATGAAAGCCCAGCTCGGCGATGACAGATTTAATCGTGAAATCGGTTGTGAATTCATCATTGCAGACGAAACACTAATTAATCCAAACACATTACTCATGCTTGAGGGTATAGAACCTAATGTCAGAATGGGGCAGATACGATGGTATAAGCAGCCCGAAAAGGGTAGGTTATATGTTGTTGCACTTGATCCAAGTCTTGGTACAGGTGGCGACCCTGCAGCTATTCAAATCTTTGAAGCAAGTACTACTACTCAGATTGGTGAGTGGAAGCACAACAAGACTGACATACCTAGTCAGGTGAAATTACTTGCTGAGATTTGTAAGTATATCTCAGAAAAGACTAACGAACCAAACAACATCTATTATAGTGTTGAGAACAATGGCATTGGTCAGGCTGCTATTGTATCGTTAAATGAGTACGGTGAATCTAATATACCTGGCATCTTTATTAGTGAACCGGGCAAGGGCAAACGTGGATTCACTACTACCAATAAACCTAAGCTTGCTGCCTGTGCAAAATTCAAGACGCTACTAGAATCAAAAAAAATGACTATTCATAGCCGATCTCTTATCAGTGAGCTAAAGGCATTTGTTGCGTCCGGCGGTAGCTATGCAGCTAAGATAGGGGACACTGATGACTTAGTAATGTCATCCCTATTAGCAGTTAGAATGATGACACAGTTAGCAGACTATCACGGTGACCTAGAAAGTCAAATGCGTGATCACGATGAGATTATTATGCCTCTACCATTCTTTGCCGTATTAGGCTAATTTGGCATAAATATACATATGGCAATAGGCAATGAAACATTTAACCACGAGCTTTATCAGCTTCTAAAAGTAAGAGGCTATCAACCATCGCCTCTGAATTCTCAGAACCAAAGAGTCAAAGCTTCTCAGGAAGCAGACGTAATTGAGTTTGACTTCATGAAGGATGGGGAAAATTACGGAAAAGTTTGGGTCAGCATTGACGATGCACACAATGTTCGGGTCTATTTTGATGACGAACAAGCTGATAGTCCTAGCAATAATACCCCCGGAACAGATTATGATGATACCTGGACTGGATTGCTAAAGCACATAAAGCAGTGGGCACAACGTAGACAGCTAAGCTTTGAATTATCAAACAAAGATAGATTAGGCGATGACATGCGCCAAAGGGATTATTATAAGATGAAAGAAAAATTAGGCGAAGGCTACCATGCTATGGGCAAGAAAGCATCATATAACGATGCAGTTCCTAATGTAAAAATTATCCTTCAACACAATCGAGGCCTTGAAGAAGGCGAGCAACGCTATCGTAATGTTGCTAAGATTTTCTTAGAAAACCAAGATGGTGAACGGTTCCTAGCTCCTACTACTCGTCCAGGCATTGCTCGTGTATATGCTCGGCATATTGCTGAGGGCGGCGTACCCAACGACGAACGTTGGAATCACATTAAATCTATCTGTGAAGAATATAATCAGATGGCTGGCTTTGTCCGTGCCACTCGCAATAAAGAATTCAACGAGTCTGCACTACACCTCGTACAAGAAGGTGCTAATCACTACGGTAATCTCAGAGAAACACTGAGTAAACTTGCTGGTCATCGCGGATATCATGCTTACTTTGAATCATATACTCCTGCTCTTATGGAAGATGAAGACGATACTAATATCAACGAACTATTTGTCCAAGAGACAATGGATCCTCGTATTGAATCGGTGATGCCAATTCTATCTAGATTGCACAAGAAGGTATCTGAAACTGCTGTCCCCGAAGTAAATTCGTTAGCAGAATGGGCAGATAGTGTCATCAACGAAAAACTAGACATGGATGACAAGAAAACTGATAAGAAACAAGATACAAAGCAAGTTAATAATCAAGAGAAAGATGATGATTCGGAAGAAAAATCTATTGGCGCAGGCCCTCTATCTAGAATTAAAGACCAAGCAGAGAAAAAAATGTCCGGCAAACTGGCTAAGTCCTTAGGCATCCAAGAAGGTGATGTAGCCGAAATGGATAAGAGCCCAGAAGCTAACCCATATAGTGGTCAGGGACATCGCAAGGGCGATGACCATGCAGGTAAGCCACAGCACACTGCTAAAATCATGGCTGCTAAACAGGCAGTTAAGATGGCTAGAAAGACTCTTGACAAAGCATTCAAGGGCGATGTTGACGAAAACTTTATCAGCATGGCTCCTCAAGCAGTAGCAGAAAAAGAAATGGATTCAACTACTAAAAGTTTAGCAGTACCTGCTGACAAGATGCTTGAAGCTCCAGGCGCAGAAACATTATCACATAATCAATCTACTGAAAAATCAAATCTAAAAGCATTTGATCTTGCAGAAGTTGATATGGGCCAGGCAGACCGCACATTACGCCATACCCCACGAGGTGATGACAATGGTAAGATGAGCCACATCACATCATTAAGCAAAGCCGCAAAGAAAATGGGACATGATAGTTACGCAGATGTCCCTGATAATGCAGTTGAAAAATTAAAAACACTTGCTAAGAAAATCAGAGGTGGCGATGATGTATCAGAAGACCTAGACGCAAACCAAAAGCGTGTAGGTCAGCTTGGTCCTACAGAAAAAGTAAAGAACAACAACATCGGCAAGCTAGTCGGCGCCAACGAATCAACAGAGATTGATCCGGCACTAGCTCGTATCATCGAAATGGCTAGATTCAAAAGATAATTATATTTTGGGTACATAGTGTAAAATATTATTATATTATGCACCCAATTAACTTGTAAATACACTGCACATGAGTTATAACATAACTTGTGTGTAGTTGTCTCCGACAACGAAACATAAAAACACATTTAGGCTCAACATAGGCACATTTAAAAGGAGAAAACAAAATGGCAAGTCTAGCAGAAATCCGGGCTCGTTTGGCAGCCCAAGAAAATCGTGGTCAGAACAAGTCTTCTGGCACACAATCTGATAACGCAATCTATCCGCATTGGAATATGGAAGAAGGTGCTAACGCAACTATTCGCTTCCTTCCCGATGGCAACCCTAACAATGAATGGGGCTTTTGGGTAGAACGTCAAATCATCAAGCTCCCCTTCAATGGCGTTAAGGGTGACCCCAACGTTAAGCAAGTAACTGTTCAAGTTCCTTGCGTAGAAATGTATGGTGAAAACTGCCCAGTTCTCGCAGAAGTTCGTCCTTGGTACAAGGATGACACTCTTAAGGAACTCGCTAACAAGTATTGGAAGAAGCGTTCGTATCTCTTCCAGGGCTTTGTTCGTACTAATCCGATTGGCAATGATACGTCGCCAGCTAATCCGATTCGACGTTTTATTATCTCTCCACAAATCTTTACTATCATTAAAGCATCCTTGATGGATCCTGAGATTGAAGAATTGCCAACTGACTATCTTCGTGGTCTTGACTTCACTGTTAAGAAGACTACTAAGGGTGGTTATGCTGACTATTCTACATCTAATTGGGCACGTAAGGAAAGTTCACTTACCGAAGCTGAACAGGCTGCTATCGAAGCACATGGCTTGTTCAATCTTGCTGACTTCTTGCCAAAGAAGCCAAGCGAGTCAGAGCTTCGTGTCATTAAGGAAATGTTCGAAGCATCGGTTGATGGTCGTCCTTATGACGCTGATAAGTGGGGCGCATACTATCGTCCATATGGTGTTGATGCACCTGCTGGTAATTCAAACACCGCAACTACCGAATCGGTTCCGCCGAAAGTAGTTGATTATCAGCCATCGCATGGTGGACATGCTCAGGTACCGTCAGATGACACTCCTCCGTTCGAAGTTGACGAACCAATCAAGGTTCCAGAACAGTCTACTTCAAGTGACAAGGCACAGGACATTCTTGCAATGATCCGCGCTCGTCAGACCAAGTAACTTGGATTGGGGGAGGCTTAAAACCTCCCCCAATTACTTATGGAGAACCCCAATGACTACACCAGAAGACAGGTACAGGGCTCTTAAGCAAAGTAGAAAGTTGCTGGAAGAGTTATGCGATCCAGGTAAAACCCCTCGTGTTCCAAGTATTGTTCGTGACCGCGCAAGATCAATTTTGCGTCACTATCCTAGTGACTACAACTTAGACCAACTTGCAGAAAATAGTCCCGAACTACTTGAAAAAAATTCGCAACATGATAAGTTATTAAAAATTATTAGATAAGGAGGCTATTTTGGCAAAACCGTTTGACATTTCAAAGTTTCGAAAAGATATTACTAAGGCTATCGATGGTCTTAGCATTGGCTTTAATGATCCAACTGATTGGATCAGCACAGGCAATTATGCACTCAATTACCGTATTAGTGGTGATTTTAATAAAGGTATTCCTCTCGGCAAAGTTACAGTCTTCGCCGGCGAATCAGGTGCAGGTAAATCCTACATCTGCTCAGGAAATATTGTAAAACATGCCCAGCAACAGGGTATCTACGTTGTACTAATCGACAGTGAAAACGCACTTGATGAATCTTGGCTTCACGCTCTCGGTGTTGATACGACTGAGGAAAAACTCCTCAAGATGAACATGGCAATGATTGATGACGTTGCAAAGACTATCTCTGACTTCATGAAGGGCTATAAAGCTATGAATGAAGAAGACAAGCCTAAGGTTCTGTTCGTCATTGACTCGCTCGGTATGTTGCTCACTCCGACTGATGTTAATCAGTTCGAAGCAGGTGATATGAAGGGTGACATGGGTCGTAAGCCTAAGGCACTGACCTCACTCGTTCGTAACTGTGTAAACATGTTTGGTTCAAATAATGTTGGTCTTGTTGCTACTAATCACACTTATGCATCACAAGATATGTTTGACCCTGATGATAAGATTTCAGGTGGTCAGGGCTTCATCTATGCATCATCTATTGTTGTTGCTATGAAGAAGCTCAAGCTTAAGGAAGACGAAGACGGCAACAAGGTGAGTCAGGTTAATGGTATTCGTGCTGCTTGTAAGGTAATGAAAACTCGTTACGCAAAGCCGTTTGAATCTGTTCAAGTCAAGATTCCTTACACAACGGGCATGAGTCCTTACTCAGGTCTTACTGATATGTGTGAAGCATTGAAGATGCTCAACAAGGAAGGTAACTCACTCGTATATTCTAAGCTAGATGGAACTATCATTAAGAAGTTCCGTAAGGGTTGGGAAGCAAACGATGATGGCTGTCTTGACGCTATCATGGATGAGTTTGAAGCTAAGACTTCAATCAAGCATACCGCTCTAATCGAAGAAGAGGAAGTTGCAGAATGAGCTTATCTCTTATCAATGAAGTTTGGAAGCTATTGAAGCCGAGCATCGAAGCAGGTGATACTGACGGTGCTGCTGAAACTCTAGTCAACTATCTCGTTGAAGAAGAGGTTGCTTCTGCACATGAAATTAAGGCAGCGTTTCGAGGCGACAAGGATATCAAGGACGCACTGGACTTTTACTTAGAAACTCCAGAAGACGGTCATTATCACGAATCAGATGATGATGACTTCTTTGACGACATTGATCTAGACGACTTTGACGAAGACGAATACTGATGACTTGGTACAGCAAGGTAACATCTGACTTAAGCTATTTGCCGGACTTCATTACTCACTATGAAGGTGAGTTGATTTCGGCAAAGAGTGATGTTAAGGTGCAAGGAAATGTTGAAAAGAACATTTCCTCACTACCTGGCGTAACTGAATACCGCTTCAATCAATTACAAGAGGTTGAAGCGGTATTACGGTACCTAGAAATTCAACTGCGTAAGATTCGTAGAAAGCATTTTCAAAAGTATCTTGAAAAGTATAATCGTAACTTATCTAGCCGTGATGCTGAAAAGTATGTTGATGGTGAGGATGAAGTTATCGATTATGAAGTATTAATTAACGAAGTAGCCTTGCTTCGTAACAAGTGGACAGGTATTATCAAGGCACTAGAGTCAAAGAACTTTATGCTTGGGCATGTAGTTCGTCTAAGAACCGCTGGTATGGAAGATATCTCAATTGGGTAACTAC